GTATCTGAACTCCAGTTAGGGACTGACCTCTCTATCTTTGCGCGATTTTGCTCAACTTCCTTTGCCGTTTGATTGTGCATCTGTTGTTGAGTTTCGGCGTGTAGAGATTGCAGCTTCTCCTGAGCTTGCGTTCGTTGTTCCCGTAGTGCACCCATCTGTATTTGCGCCTGTTGCGTGGCATTCGGGTCTTGGGCAGCCAATGTATGCCAGTCCAGATCGTTGTATTGAGCTAGTTGCTGGTCGAGTATGCCTAGGTGGGTGTAAGCCTCAGTGTGGGCGGTCTGCAACTGAATGGCTTCCTGGAATTTCTGTCTGTCGGTTTCCAGATCCTTCCGCTGTTCCGCAACTTCCTGAGTCTTGGTCGTGTAATCACTTTGACGCATAATTGCGTCTTTTAATTCCGGGGGTATGTTGTACTCTTGCCCCTCGTATTCTACAGTCGTCGATTCAGGGGACGGGTCGGTTTGCTCTTCCGAGTCCTCCTCATCCTCTTCAGTTGACTCCTGTTTGGCAGCTACCTCGCTTTCTTCTTCGGTCTCTACCTCTTGGGGTTCGTTCTCGTCCCCTTCAACGATTCCCTCATCGGGTTGTTCGTCAGCCATAGTTTACCTCATCGGGTTGTGGTTCCGACTCCCCGTAGGGTTGGTCGGCTTACCCTCGGAAAGGGTAATTGGTGACAGTCCCATAGCTTTGGGCCTGTGCTAAATCTTTCTGTATTTCAGCCTGGGCTTCCATCCTGTCGGTTTCAGCCTCGAATTGATCTATGCCCACCTTCTGCCTGTCTAGGTCGAGCTTCTGTTTATCGATCTGTACCTTGGCTGCATCTACCTGTTGGTCGCCCTCCAGTTTCCTGATGTGGTCTATCGCCATTTGCAACTGTGCTTGCAGCGCGGCTTTCTCCGGGTCTTCAGGCTGAGTTAGCTTCTCCAGTCTCTTGGCTATCTCGTCGGCTCCAGGCCAGTCGAGGTTCTTGGCAAATATATCTCCAATGATCGGCGCGGCGTCTGGATATACCCTGAGAAGTTCCATCATCTGGGTTGCGGCTTCCTCGCGTCTTGTCGTAAAGCTCGGCCCGCTTCTGACTACCAGATCATATTTACCCTTCGTTAGATCGTATATTCTCGCCTTCGGTTGACCCATTTCATCCATGACAGGCTGGCCGTCCTGCATCATGGGGATTTGCTGATTGACCTGTACGTTCTCAGGCTTGTCGTCTTCACCCAAGACCCTGACCACTCGCTCGCCGCTGTAAACATGAGGAATTAAGTCAAGTATTATCTTCCCGGCGTGTTGAATGGCCTTGTTGAGATTGTCGATAAAGTGGAAGGTTGAAACATCCCCCTCCCTCTGTCTCGCTAAGATCGCACGTCCTGATTGCTCATTCGACCTCGCGCCTAAAGAAGCATCGAACATTCCAATCACGGACTTCATATCGTCCGAGGCGTTGAGGGCTTCCTGTAAGGCTCCAGCCGGTGGCCCTGCAAATGATTGTCTCTGAGGCGCTACTTGTCCGTCATACTGTAGATAGGGATGGGAGTCGGTATTCGCCGTCGCCCATTTATCCCCGTCCTCATCGAACGCACCAACAGGCCCAATGAAAGGAGCCTTTGGGGCCAGAGCTACTAACTCAGTCGAGGCCGTTCGCCAGTAATTATAGATCCTCTGAGGGTCTTTCGCGTCCCTGATTAGGGATTTAAAATACCTCTTCCCCTCGACCCAGCTCTCCTCGCCATATACTGGGATAATAGGAATATACATCCCCGGCCAGTCAATCTCTTCTAATACTTCCTGACCGCTTAAAGTATACCTCTTGACCTTCCAGGACTTAACCGTGCGGGTATTCTCCACGAATACTTGAGACACGTCCCAGTAGTCTTTATTCTTTTCATAGACCTCTTCGTCTATTACTTGCCCGTCACTCAGGAGAACGATAGGCCGGGGTTCCTCTGTTCGCTTCCAGTAGTCTGCAACCCTAACCGAGTCCTCAGTTATCCAGTCTAGGTCTTTCTCCGACTCGAAGTCGGCGTCCCAATCCACCTTATCTGCGTCGGGGAACTCCTTCTCGAACTCAGCGTGACTCATTACATCAGAGACAAAACCTATATTCCAATCGCTGCTGTCTATCGCCGTGCTTCTAGGATCACCGTGTATCGTAAACGGATTGGCAATCCTCTTGATGAGAATATCCTGTTCAAACGTATCATTGAAGGCATAGTCCACGTCAATAATAAAGTATCCAAACCCTCCAGTGACCGCATCGCTCATAGCCGTATCGTAGGCAGCGTCGGCATTACTCTGAACCTGGATATTCCTTAGGAGGCCGTTGAGTATCTCCGCGCAGTCTACGTCTGCCGTATCATCCACGGGGAACACTTTTACACTCGGTGTATTCAGTCGGGCGTCGTTGGCTACTTGTCTAATGAACGCTGGCATACGATTAATCGTTAGAACGGGTCTGCCTTCCCGGCTGCGCTTACTCCTGTCGGCCTCGTCCCATTGCTCACCCAGACGGGCAAACTTAATATCGCTCTCGGCGTTCTCGCGGTTCTCCTCCTCCGCTTCCTGACAGGTCTCGAATGCCTCTTTAGCTTCTTTTACTATATCGTCCATTATCCCATCCAAGACCCGCCCACATTATTGCGGTGATCTACCTTAGGTTTCTGTCTGTTGAGCTTGGGGAACAGCTCAGTAAATGCCCATACCATAGCATCCACTCTGTCGGGCGAACCGTCGCCCTGATACCCTGACGATGTCATCTGACAAAGCTGGGTTTCCAACTGGTCGAACGTCCCGGCGTGTGATATGCGTCCCAACTGGTACAGAGCCGAGATCGGCTCCGCTCGAACGTGCTTTCCCCTTGTCGCTCGCACCTCGATTATCCGTATCCCCGGCCTCACGCTCTCAAGCGTATGCCGAACCATATCTCCACCTTGATTAACCTCTATCACGATTGCGTCTGCTGACCATTTATCATAGGCCGCTATAGTCTGTTCCGCCCACTGCTTCGGCGAACCATGCCTTGATAGGTCGTCCAGAACGTAACCCTTACTGTCCTCGCCAACCCCACAGACTATAATTCCATGTTCGTCTGAGCCGTCCGTATCGCTTACCGCAGGGTCTACGGCGACCACTATTCTGTTCATTAGCGGCGGCTCTTTAGTCCTGCCCGAATGTAAGGTTGCCCGGTCCCAGATGGCGGATCGGACGTTTGGCTCGTAATCCCCGCACCAGACATGACCGTAGCGTTCTGGGTTATTAGCTCTGTCAAACTCCCGCTCGCTATCCAGTTCTTTGGGAAAGAACGGGTTATCAGGATAGTTGACCTTTTTAATAATAGAGTTATCAGGGACGACTTCGCCTCTGAACCTCTTGTCTATCGGATCACTCGAATGCCTTGGGTTCCATGAGAACCACAACTCAGACTTATCTTTTCGTATCGTCGGGATAAGTATCTCCAACGAGTTATCCGAGATTGTCTGAGCCTCCTCGACCCAGGCTATGTCTATTCCTTCCATGCTCTTGATCTGGTCTGCCGTCATCTTACCCAGACCGGCAAAGATAAAGTTCGTCCCGTTCTTGCCCCGTATCTCTGTTTGGTACGATTGATAAAACGACTCCATACCAAAGTCGAATATCTTGTCGTCCAGTAGCTGCTTAACGGAATCCTTGATACTTAACTGAACCTCACGAGCGCATAGTATACGGAGAGGCTTCTCACCCCCACGCATCAGCAAAGCTGTCGCAAACGAATGAGACTTGGCTGAACCTCGACCCCCGTAGTATGCTTTATATCTCGCGGGCTGTCTTAGATCCTCAAACGCTCTCGGAAGAGTCACTGTCTGCATACTTAACCGTAAACGACATATTCAACGGATTGCTTTCGTCGCCCTTGAGTTCAACGCTCGATAAATCGGGCAGGGTTTTCTTCAATAAACCCAGCGCAACTGTTATCTGTTCCCGGCTCATCTCGATCGGCTTCTTTGTTTTCGGATCGACTCCATCCAATACAAATGAATTCAACCTGTTAACGAGCTGACTCGTCTGTATTTTCTCCCGCGTTCTGGCGTCATGTTGTGGGTTTAATCTTCTAGCCATTACTGTTCCCAGGTTATTTAATCTGTGCTGGATACCTAAGTTTTTCTGTCAGTGGTGTATCCGCAGGGAGATTATGAAAAGAACCAGAATACGCCTATGAAAAATAAAACTACTATCGTCCCTAGAAG